ACCGAAACCTTTAGTTAAAAAATAAAACGGGAGCAAACAAATGAAGTTACCAATTACAATTGAATACAACTCAGGTGAGCAAGCAACCTACATTGCCCAACCACCTGAGTGGGCTAAATGGGAAAAGCAGACAGGAAACACTATTGGTCAGGCATCCGAAAAGTTGGGTATTTGGGATCTTATGTTTTTGGCTTATCATGCTCATAAGCGTGAAGTCGCCGGAAGTAAGCCCATCAAACCAATGGATATTTGGATGGAAACAATAGCCGATGTCATTGTTGGTGATGCATCCCCAAAAGCCACAAAGCAGGAAGCCTAAGCAGATTATTGGTTGAGTTGGCAATTGCCACTCACATTCCAATGAGTGAATGGGTTGATGCGGATGACATATTAACAGCGATCGAAGTATTGGAGGCAAGGAATGGAAAATGAAGCCATTGCATACAATAAAAAAGATCTGCGTGATATTTACAAAGCATTCAAACTTATGGATGATCAGGCTACTGAGGAAGCAAGAGCGCAATCTGCTGCTTTGGCTTATTTTGCATCAGAGGAAATTAAAACAGCAGCTAGAGGACGAACAAAGGCTGGCAAGGTTGCGGAAAGAGTTGCGGACGGAGTTAGCATCTCGAAATCAAGCAAAATCGGTGAATTCAGTTATGGTTTCGCACGACAAAAATTTTCAGGTGGGGCTACAACGCAAACCTTATGGGGTGGTATTGAGTTTGGATCTAATAAGTTCAAGCAGTTCCCTTCGTATTCAGGACGGCAAGGCAGAGGTTCAAGAGGTTGGTTTATCTATCCAACCCTTCGCAGAATTCAGCCTGAATTGATTAATAAATGGGAACAGGCTTTCAATCGCATTATTAAGGAATGGGTCTAATGGCAACCGGTAATCGCACGCTAAAGTTATCAATTCTTGCCGATGTTGATGACTTAAAAAAGAAATTAGGCGATGCCGATAAAGCCGTTGAAGAAAACTCAAACAAGATTTCTGAATTTGGCAAAAAAGCAGCAGCAGCATTTGCAGTAGTCGGAGCAGCTGTCGGAGCGTATGCAATTTCAGCAATAAAGGCAGCAGCTGAGGATCAAGCATCACAAGTAAGGCTTGCCAACGCCTTGCGTAATACAGTTGCAGCAACCGATGAAGCCATTGAAGCCACAGAGCGTTGGATCGCAAGACAATCTAAGGCTACCGGCGTTACAGACGATCAATTAAGACCGGCATTAGAGCGATTAACTCGAAGCACCAAAAACATTGAGGAAGCACAGAATTTAACTAATTTAGCCTTAGACATTGCAGCTGCAAAAAATTTAGATTTGACAACTGTGGCAAATGCACTAGCCAAAGCCAACGATGGACAAACTACTGCCCTAAAGAAATTGGGTATTACTCTTGGCGATAATGCAAATAATTTGACTGAGTATAACAAATTGCAAAAAGCATTGGAAAAAGCACAACTTGAAGCAAATTTTGCTTTAGAGGAATATGGCGTCAAGTCTAAAGAATATATTAGAGCGTCTGAAAAAGTAGCCGAAATTACTCAAAAGGCTAACGATGTTGCGATGCAAGGTATTGATGTATTTGGCGAATTAGGTACTCAATTTTCTGGTGCAGCATCCGAAGCAGCAGACACATTTGAAGGCAAGATGAGGCGATTAAAAATTGGAATGGATGAAGCCAAAGAGAGTCTTGGAACTGCTTTATTGCCGACAGTTGAAAAATTTATTACATTTTTGAATGACACAGGCATCCCTACACTTGATGGATTTATTGCTGGATTAACTGGCGACAAGGGATTAAGCGCATCGTTGCAAGAAAGTCAAAAAGGTGCTGAATCATTTGGAAAAGCAATTGGCTTTGTTGTTGATATTGTTAAAGGATTTATTGGATTTATAAGGGAAGCAATCGGTTTATTGACTGAGTTTGCTAATTATGGCGTTCGAGCAATCAATATACTTAATCCGGGAAAAGATATTGCTTACATTCCAAATATATCCCCAAATGCAGCTGCTTTAGGAATGTTGGGTGCGCCATCATTACCAGCACCAACCGCTAATGTTCGTGAAGATCGACCAACTGTTGTAAATAACATTACAGTTCAATCAGTTGATTCTGAAGGTGCTGCAAGGGCTGTCACTAAAGTAATCAACCAAAGTTCATCCAGATCAGTTCCTCAACTTTACAATAGCGGCATCACTAGAGCGAGATAATGTCAGTCTTTACGCCTGAGTATAAGTTAAGCATCAATGGTGTGGAATATACCGATATTGCCATTTCTGATATAGCCCATCAGGCAGGTCGTGAGGATATCTACGCTCAACCAACCCCATCTTATATTCAAATCACATTGGTGGCTTTAAATAATGAAAATTACAATTTTCAAATTAATGATGGAATGACTTTACAAGTAAAAGACAGCACTAACACATTTAAGACTTTATTTGGTGGCAACATCACAGACATTACAATTGAGGTTGCATCAGCAAGTAGCATTGCCGAAACATTTAGTTACACAATTATTGCTTTGGGTTCATTGGCTAAGTTGCCAAAAGTTATTTATGATGGAACTTTGGCTCGGGATGATGACGGCGATCAAATGTATGAATTGCTTTCTGATCTTTTCTTAAACAATTGGAATGAAGTGCCAGCGTCTGAAACTTGGTCAGGTTATGATCCAACAATTACTTGGGCAAATGCAGAAAATCTTGGATTAGGTGATATTGATCGTCCGGGTGTTTATGAAATTACAAATCGAGGGGCAAATGCTGATACTGTCTATAACATTGCAACCCTTATTGCTGATAGCGCATTTGGTGTTTTGTATGAGGATAGCGAAGGTCGCATTGGATATGCCGATGCCTTGCACAGACAAAATTACCTTGCCAACAATGGTTATACCGAGATTTCAGCAAACACAGCTTTTGGGGCAGGATTAAAGGTTTTAACTAGGGGTGCAGATGTCCGAAACGATATAATCCTTAACTATGGCAACAATTTTGGCTCACAGGTCAGCACAATAGATTTAGACAGCATTGCAACCTTTGGTTACCGAGGCGAAACTATCAATACAGTCTTACATGATGCCACCGATGCTCAAGCCGTATCTGATAGGTTCATTTCCCTTAGATCCTACCCAAGAGCTTTGTTTGACAGCATTACATTCCCATTGACTAACTCAGCCATTGATGATGCAGACCGAGATGCCTTACTTGGAATCTTTATTGGTCAGCCAATGCGAATAACAGACTTGCCGGTTCAGATAGCCCCAACTCAACAGTTTGAAGGTTATGTGGAAGGCTGGCGTTGGAGCACTAGATTCAACGAATTATTTTTAACCATAAATCTGAGCCCGATCGAATTCTCAACAGTTGCCGTTCAATGGGAACAAGTATCAGCCTCAGAGGCTTGGAACACTCTAAGTGGTACACTTACATGGGAAAATGCGATTGGAGCAGTAGCCTAATATGGCAAACACAACGAATTTTAATTGGGAAACACCAGACGACACAGATCTGGTCAAGGATGGCGCAGCTGCTATCCGCACGCTTGGTTCAGCCATTGATACATCTTTGGTTGATCTTAAAGGTGGCACAACCGGTCAAGTATTGGCAAAAAATTCAAATACTGACATGGATTTTATATGGGCAACTGATGCATCTGGAATTCCAGCAACTATCTTTGATGCTAAAGGTGATTTAATTGTTGCAAGCGCAGCAGACACAGCAGCAAGACTTGCGGTAGGAACTAATGGTCATATTTTAACTGCGGATTCTACTGCAACAAATGGTGTTAAATGGGCAGCTCCTGCTGCTGCTGGTGGTGGTATGACTTTGTTATCAACAACTACTTTATCTGGTGCAACCACAACTGTCAGTTCAATAAACCAAGGTTATGTAAATTTATATGTGGTGGCAAAATTAATGACAAATGCGTCAGCGGCTTATAATTTGGATATTGCTTGTAATGGTGCTACTACTTCAACTACATTTACAGGTTTTGAAAAAAACTCAACTAGCAACGCAGGACTTTACACAGGTGCAAGTCAAAATACAGAATTAGAGCCAACTTTGGCAAATGGTTATTCACAAACTGATGCAAATAATATATTAGTTATGGATATTTTTAATTATTCAGCAACTGATTCTTACAAAATTATCAATTTGACAAATCATTTTATTAATAGTGCTGGCACTCAAAGCACTAGCTTCTACATTGCGGGTTTTAGGGATAATACTGCAATTAGTTCAATAGACTTCAAGGTCAGCGGTGGAACATTTAATGGCGGAACAATTCTAGTTTATGGAGTCAAATAATATGAGCAAACCAATGGTAAGAATACACAATACTGAAACTAATGAAATTATTGATCGGGAAATGACTGATACTGAATTTGCTCAATATGAAAAAGAGCAAGCAGAGCGTGAAGCAAAAATAGCCGAAGTTCAAGTTAAAGCAGCAGCCAGAGCAGCATTACTTGAGCGTTTAGGCATTACCGAGGATGAAGCAAAACTTCTGCTTGCGTAATGAAACCTTGGTTATCTAAAGCTGCTGTGCAGTTGCGTGAGCAAATTGATGATTCCTTCCCAGAGCGTAGCCGTAAATCTGATGGGTGGATTGGTGATGCTAGACATAGCACACGAAAAAGCGATCACAACCCAGATGCAACAGGATGCGTGCGAGCAATTGATATTGACG